CTCGGAGAATAAAACTACAATAAAAAGGAACAAGTAACATGAACCAAGTAGCAACAAAAAAAGAAGGAGCATTGGCAACATTTGATATGGAAGCTGATGCAAACAAAGGTGCTCAAAATATATCGCAAGAAGATCTTGCGTTACCTTTCTTAAAAATTTTGGGTCAACTATCTCCAGAGGTAAACAAGAGAGATGGTAAATATGTAGAGGGGGCAGAACCAGGTAAGATCATAAACACTGTAACTAATCAGTTGTATGATGAAATAAATGTTGTGCCTGTCTTTTACAAAAGACAATATATTGAATGGCAAGACAGAGGTACAAGCACTGGTGCACCTGTTGCAATTCATGAGGCAGACAGTGATATCATTAGTCAAACCACTAGAGGTAAAGACTACAAAGATAGATTAGCAAACGGTAACTATCTTGAAAACACTGCAAGCCATTTTGTTTTAACAGTTGGTGAAAATCCATCGACAGCTTTGATTTCTATGAAATCTACTCAATTAAAAGTTAGTAGAAAATGGAACTCAATGATGATGGGTATTAAACTACAGGGTAAAAATGGATTGTTTACTCCGCCAACTTACAGCCACATTTATAAACTATCCACTGTTCAGATGTCTAACGATAAAGGAACATGGTTTGGTTGGGATGTATCAAAAGTGGGACCTGTCACAGATAAAACTATCTATGACTCGGCAAAAGCTTTTGCAGAATCTGTAGGTAAAGGTGAGATTCAAGCTAAACACGGTACAGAAGAGACTACAAAGTCTAATTCAAATTACTAGAATCCTAGGTAGTGGGCGTCTAAGCGAGAGTGGAAACGCCCACGTATAAAATATGATTGATAAGTTTAAAAACATATTCCAAGGATTAGACCGTGCGCATGGTGTCACTATTGTAGGTGAATCAAATGGTAATGGTACAAAAGTAAAAGGTAAATCTTTTGTAAAAAGAGAACCTATTACTGATGAACTATGGCAAAAACATTTAGATGGCACAGATAGTTTAGGTGTAATACCAATTAACGATGACAACAAATGTAAGTGGGGATGTATTGATATAGATTCATACGCAGGTTTTGATCATCAAAAACTTATAAACAAAATTAAACAATTTAAATTACCACTGGTGGTGTGTAGATCAAAGTCTGGTGGTGCACATGTATTTTTATTTACAGAAGATTATGTATCAGCAAGTTTGATGCAAGATAAATTAAATGAGATTAGATCTGTTTTGGGTTATGGCGGATCGGAAGTTTTTCCAAAACAAAGAGAATTAAAATCGAAAGATGATACAGGAAATTTTTTAAATTTACCATATTTTAATTGTAGTAATACAACAAGATATGCCTTTCTCGAGAGTGGCGAAGCTGCTACACTAGAAAGTTTTTTTGAATTAGTAGAAAGATATAAACAAAACGACATCAGCACAATAGAAGTTAAAAGACCAGAGACACCATACTCAGATGGTCCACCATGTGTAGAACTTATGGTGCAAAATAAAGTTACAGAGGGTGGTAGAAACAATGCATTGTTTCATTATGGTGTGTATGCAAAATCTAAATGGCCAGAAAATTGGAAAACAAAAATAATATTGTTTAACGATTCTGCGATGGCACAACCATTATCAGATATAGAAGTAAATATTATAACAAAACAACATGAAAAAAAAGATTGGGGTTACAAATGTAATGATCAACCTATGTGTAGTTTGTGTGATAAAAAATTATGTAAGACAAGAAAGTTTGGTATAGGTCAAGAAATAACTTTTCCTAATCTTACAGATCTACAAGTTGTGGCGTTAGAAGAACCATACTATTACATGAATGTAGACGGAGATAGATTGTATCTTGACTCTGCAAAACATTTAACAAATCAAAGTTTATTTCAAGAAGAGTGTGTAAAACAATTACGATTTAATCCACCAACATTAAAAACAAATGACTGGAAAAAACTTACAAATATATTGTTAGAGAATGCAGAGGTAACAGAACCTGCAGAAGGCACAGGCACAAAAGACATATTACGAAACTATCTTGAAGACTATTGTGTAAATAGAATACAGAAAGATGACTACGAAGATTTAAAAAATGGTGGTACGTATACTAAAGAAGGTTATCATCACTTTGTATTTGACAACTTCTTTCACAATTATCTATCAAGAAAACATTGGAAAGTGCCATATCAAAGAACATCACAGATGTTAAAAGACAATTTAAATTGCACAACTAAACGTGTGGGTAAACACAAACTATCTGTATTTGTTGTATCTAGGTTTGATAAAAAACCAGAAACATACACACCAAAACCATTTAAGAAAGATAACTACTAATGCGAACAATAATATATGGACCACCGGGTACAGGTAAAACACACACTTTGTTGGGGCACATAGAAAAATTTCTTGAAACAACAGATCCAGACAAGATTGGATATTTTACATTTAGTAAGAACGCTGCAATAGAAGGTAAAGAAAGAGCTGCACTTAAATTTAGATTGTCTATGTTAGATGACCTACCATATTTTCAAACGTTGCATTCATTTTGTTTTAATCAACTTAATTTAAATAAAAATCAAGTTATGAAAGAAAAACATTACAAAGAGTTAGGAGAGAAGATGGGATTAGAGATAGAAGGTACACAACAAGATGAAGATCATGACAGTGTGTTTTATTCAAAGAATCCATACATACAATTAATAAACATAGCACGATCAAAAGAAATAGATCCTGTGAAGTATTATCATCTTACTGACAATCCACAAATATCATTAAATAAATTAAAAATTATATCAGAGGAATTACAAAGATATAAATCAGAACATGGTCTAATTGATTTTCCAGACATGATAGAAAAATTTTTAAGTGGTGGTGACACACCAAAACTAAGAGTTATGTTTGTAGATGAAGCACAAGATTTAAGTTTGATACAATGGAAGTTAGTGAGAAGAATAGAAGAATCAGCGACAGATTCTTTTATTGCAGGTGATGACGATCAGGGTATTTACAAATGGAATGGTGCGCACGTAAATACATTTATAAATTTGGAAGGCACAAGAGAGATATTAGAACAATCACACAGGGTGCCACAAAAACCTTTTGAACTTGCAAATAAAATTATAAACAAAGTTAAAAACAGAGTGGCTAAAAAATATTACCCAAAAGATACAGAAGGATCTGTAAAACGTTGTCAAAGTTTACATGAAATAGATTTTACAAAAGGTAAATGGCTAGTGTTAGCCACAGCAAACTATATGTTAAGTGACATCGGTGATGTGCTAGATGAAAAAGGATTATACTGGCAAAGAAGAAAAGCAACACCAAGGGTTAAAAATATATATGAAATTATACAGAAGTGGGATGAATTAAAGACAGGTGTACCAATGCACTACAACGATTGTAAAAAAATATTTAATAAAATGAATAAAAACTGGGACAAGAAATTATTTAAAGCTATGATCAAAGATCAATTCTATGGCATAGATGAATTAAAAGAAAAGTATGGTTTGCAAACAGAGGCAGAATGGCAAGAGGCATTAGATGAATTAGGTAATGAAGATATAAGAAAGATAACAAAACTAATAAAAGCAGGGGAGGATTTATCCTGCACACCAAGAATAAGTATCTCCACAATACATGGAGTAAAAGGAAATGAAAGAGAGAATGTAGTAATTAACACTGAACTATCTGGAGCAGCGTATGATGAATATCAAAAGAATCCAGATGATACACACAGATTGTTTTATGTTGCATGCACAAGAACAGAAAACAATTTATTTATAATCGAACCACAAAGGAAAAAAGCATATGACATCTAAAGTATGGGACAAGCAGCATGGCGGGAGTCACTATCAAAAATATAAAATTCAACCTAGCAAGTTTGTTGTTGAGAATGAGTTGTTATATCCCGAAGGTTGTGCTATAAAATATATAATTAGACATCGTGACAAGGGAAAGAAGCAAGACATATTGAAAGCAATACACTTTTTAGAAATGATACTTGAGAGGGATTATAATGAAACCGATATTTAAACCACAAACAGAATGGCTACCACCAGAGTCTTTTCCTGATCTATCAAAGTATGATGAGATCGCAATTGACCTGGA